GATCAAGCGGCCTCGGCTCTTCCGGCTTCCATGGCTTGCCCGTGTATGGGGCTGGCGCTGGGATTTCCTCGTCTTCCTCATCCCATTCGCAGGTGTCGCAGTAGTTGCGCGGCGCAGTGCAGGAAGAGCACGGCGGGCTGATATGGCAGCTGCAGTTTTCCGACCTCCTCATCTGTATTTCACCGGTGCAGCCTTCCCGGCCGCACGTGTCACCTTCGCAATAACCTGGCTCACTCATATCTATAACCCCATTCGCCCGCGCCGTTGTGGCTGGCATGAGCGAACTATAGACAAACAATGTTTGTCATGCAAGGAGAGATTTATGCATTTCTTCAGATCACGCTTTCGTGCGATTCCTGAACTTCGGAAAGTCGATGTCGTAGTCATCGATGACCCGGCGCAACGTCCCGCTACCGATACCCATCTGCTTTTCCACCTGGTGGCGCGTCAACCCTACATCGCGCAGGGCGGTGATGCGCTCGATCAGCTTGGCGTCATCGGATCGCGCATTGGGCTTGCCCATGGTGTCGGGGAGGAACTTGAATTCCTCGCGCTGCGCCATGGTCCACAGCGTTGTCTGCGCCATCCCTACGGCTGCCGACACTTCGCAGCAGGTCATGGTCTTAGCCATTTCCGCGATGAGTGCTGAGCGCTGTTTGCTGCGCTCCAGTCGAGCCCCGCGCTGGTGAATGCCCTTTTGCTTCTTCTCGCCAGGCTCTGGATGCTTGCGCGGCGGCTTCGGCTTGAATTCGAACCCGGCCACTTCTTCGACCTTGCCGCCTGACTGGAAGAAGGCAGCTTGCGCCGCCTCCAGTCGCGCCTGCCGATGGGTGCTAATTAGGATCTGATTATCGATCATGCCGTTTTCGCTCTGAGCTTGGTTTCGTATTGGTCAACCAGCAGCTTGAATTGCCACAAGTCTTCCTCCAGCTTTTCGATGTAGTCGTCATCGCGCTTGAACTCTTGCAGCCAGAGCTGGCGACCGACCGGCTTCAGCAATGGGCAGTACATCCCGATGTGCCACCACTTGCGCTCCGCGATCCACATGCAGCCCTGCACCTGGTCAATCACTCCGCTGGCATCGTTGTCGATATGAAAGGCGCGAAGCTTTTCAGGGGCAAGGAAGCATTTGTATTCAGACCCGCCATCAGCACCGATAAACCCATCAGCGCTGGCCCCGAAGGCGCCGTCATCAGTCTTTATCAGGCCGACTTGCGTAACGATCAGGCCGGTCTGGATTTCGTGCTCCATGCGCGCCTCAGGCTCAAGTTCATGGCCTCGGCGCATCTGCCAGGTTTCGAAGCCGTTATCGAGCGGCTTCCCGCCGATCCTCTCAACTGCCAACTGGAAGGCATAGTCGAGTGCTGCCGATGAAGGCTCGCCGACCGACTCGCCATCAAGCGCGCGCTGTACAACTTCGGCCCGAGGTGCTGCCTTGTAGCCAGCTAGGTCGCGAGACTTGGCTTCACTATGGCCGGCAAGCATTGCATCGACGTAAGTACGCTGCTGAACGGTTAGTCCGTTCACCTTGGATCGAGCAGTAGTAAACATGCTGGCCGTGATGCATCCGGCTCGCTCTTGGAGCCAGATGTCTGAACCCTGTGTGCAATTGACGACGATCATTGCTGAGCCTCCAGGTTTGCCTTCTGCTTGGTCACGGCAACCTTTACCGAGTCATAGCCAGCAACGTCGCCAGCCTCTTTGAGCGCCTTTACGGCGGACTGCCAGATGTCCTTCAGTTCGTCGGCCGTTGTCGCGCCTTCGACCTGGGCGATGATGCCGCTGACCACTTGAGCGCGATCTTCTGCGCTGCCCGATCCGTCAGCCTTTTGTCCGTCATCGTCCTGAGCATCGCTGGTGGTGATGTTCAGCAGGGCGCACATAACGTAACGCTTGCCGTAGGTGGTGGACGAGCCGACCGACTGAACATCGTTGCGACCTTTGCCGACATCCAGCGGCAGGCGCATCGTTGTTTGCTCGCGATGGCCGCCGCGGTGCATCAATATCCCCGTCACCTCGATAGACTTCTCGGCGTTTTCAACCTTGAAGGTGATCGCGAACCCGTGCTGCTGCATGATTGGCTTGATGGTCCGGGTGATGTCGTCCAGGGTGGCGTAGGAGTTGCCAGTGTGTAGATTGATCGCCCCCTCAAAGACGGTCGGGATATCGCACTGCATCTGCGCCATGCCGGCGTTAAACGCTTGCTCGGCATCCTTGGCTTGCATGCGCTCGTGCATGGCCAAAAGCCTTTCCATTTTCTCGATATCGCAAGTCGGATCGGCAGCGGCCCGACTGATAACGGCCATGATGCTGGTGTCTTGCTGTCCTGCTGGCGCGGCCACCTGACGGCGCTGCTCGGGGACGATGATTTGTCCGGTCATGCTTGATTCCTCAGAAGTTTATGGTGATGTTCGGCACTTCGCCGCGGGCGATCTTCAGGACGATGGCCTTGGCCAGTTCCTCGGATACGTTCATCGACATGATTGCCTGCTTGGCTTCGCCCAGGATCTTGGACTTGTGCGCCACGTCGGCTTGGCGGGCTTTCTGCTGACGAATGACTTCCGCCGCTTCGGCCTCTTGTCGGGCCTGCTCATCAAGTCTCGCCTGTTCTACTGCTTGCTTCTCGCGCTCAATGGCTGACAGCCGGTCCTGCTCTGCCTTTTGCTCGGATTCCAACTGCTCGCGCTTTGCCTGCTCGGCGCGGCGCTCCGACTCTGCAGCCTGTAACTTCAGATCAGCTTCGCGCTTCTCGGCGGCGGCCTGGTCGTCGCGTGCTTTCTTCTGCTGTGCATCGCGCTCAAGCTGCGCCTTCTCTTCGGCCTCGCGGGTGGCTTTCTCGGCTGCTTCGCGGGCAATGCGGTCCTCGTTGTCCTTTTTGTCGCGGGCTTCTTTCTCTTCGCGAAGCTTGGACAGTTCGGCCTGCTCGGCGTCGTATGCCTCACGCTTCGCGAGCGCCGCGCCAAGCGCTTCGATAGCCTTGGCCTTGGCTCGGTGCGCCTCGGCTTCGAACTCTTCCCACTTCTCGCCTACGACGATCCGCTCTACTTCAGCAATCGATGCCTTCAGTTCGGTCGCATCAAGATCAGCGTTTTCAGTGGCGCGCAGGTTAAACCAGTCAATGCCATTCTGAAGCTTGTCGATTCTCGCATCCTCTGCGGCCTGCCAGTCGTCCAGCGGCTTACGCACTTCGTCCTTCCACGCGTCCATCAGGTCGCGCATCCGCTTACGCTCGGCGTCGATCTTCTTCGGCACGTCCTTCAGCTCGGCAACCAGCTCCTTGCCGATGTTGTCCAGCGCGGTTTTCGAGCGAGCTACCGAGTGAGCGATAGAGGCGATTTCCTTCCGGCCTTTGACGGTGGTGATGTCTGGTACAAACCCATCGATCTCTTCGCGGATCTTCGCCAGGTACGGGTCGAGGCCGCTGGCCGCACTAAACACTGACAAGGCGTTTTCTTTCGATGGAACAACTGCAATTTCTGTTGCTTCTGACATTTCGATCACCCATAAAAAAATCCGCTCTGCACTACCTTGGTGAGACGGGCTTTTCGATCTGACCAATGCCGGGAAAGCAAAAGATCGAAAGCCCACAAGGTAGTGCACAACGGATTCATTCCCGGCTATTGGTCTGTGTTTGTTTTTGCCGTCTCACGGGCGCCAACGGGACGAACTATAAGCAATGGAGAACCTTATAACAACCTGTTCGTTCATCCAGTGATGTAGCCAGCTAGGGCGCTGACGAGCATGAATCCGGTGCAGGCTAGAAGCGTGATTGCGCTTCCCCTCCAGTAGGCGTAGCGCTTGGCTCGCTGGTAGCTGCTCATGGGGTGCAGCGGTCGCTGCGGCCGCAGTAGCTGTAATCTGGATCAAATTCTCGGGCATCGCAGTCCATCACATAATCCTCGCCACACGATCTGCATTCTGCTCGCCATACACCGCCGATCCGCTGCAATCCTTCCGGCTCGCGCCCTTGGGCGGCCTCGTTCCGGTAGTTCCGCTCCTGTCGATGCTCGCGCTTGCATTGCGCCGCTCGAATCCGCGCGGTATCGGTTGCGTCAAATCTACGAAGCTTCATAGCATCACCAGCCGGCCGCGAAGGTCATAACGGAAGTTGGCACTCATTACGTGTCGGTTATCGCTTGGCGGCGTCTGCCAGGCTCCTTTAATCGGGCTGGGCAGGTCGCATACTCGAGTTTCACGCGGAAGATTGAAGGCCGCTGCCAGGCTTTCCACTTGCTCATCAATGAGCGATTTAACGATTGGCGTGGTCATTTGGCCTCCTGAAATCTACAGCCGGCGTCATAGAGAGCCTCAAGATGCAGAGTAAGACCAAGCCCCTTTAGATGTTCATGAGTGACGATTTCACGCATGAGCGTTACTGCGTTGCTGCGCTCTTCCGCCGTGATCTGCTCTGGCGTGCGGATCTGGCGGAATCTTAAGCCCTGCGACTGGTCAAGGGTGTTTCCGTTAATCCATGCGATTGCGTGAGTATTGCCGCCGCAGTCCATAAATTTGTGGGCGACAATCTCACAGCGAGTCCACCCGAGGTCTGGGTGATTGATCTCGCACACGGTCCCGACTGGCGGCAAGCCAATCCCAACCCATGCCGGAGCAGATTCAACCTTCAGCGCATCGACTGCGGCTTGCCATTGGGCGCGAGTGACTTTCCCGGCATATGGAATGCCATCAGAAAGCCAAACCTCATCGTCTTTGTCTGCCAGGGAGCTAGCAACGAAATCATAATGGCACGTACCACCATAAAATCTGACTTCTCGGTCTGCGTCCTGTACGCAAGACACGGAATCAGCCGGCCACTCCTTCAGTTCCCGCGCAAGAATATCAACCAGTTTCATGCCTTCACCCCCATTTTCCGCATCAATTCGATTTGCTCGCGCTCAATGATCTTTCTGAGCCGTTCCACGTAGTGCCGGTGCAGATGGATATCAATCGCCCCGAGCGTGTAGGCCATTTCGATGGCCATGGATGTTTCGCCGTGCAGCACTCCCGAGCTGGACGTGACCAGTGAGGCCAGTCTAGCTTCGATGATGTCTACCGCCTGATCGTGCCTGTTCATTCGTCCTCCGGTTCCGCGTCGTCGTTCTTTGGGCAGGCCGCTACGTGCCGCATTAGCTTGCTGGTAGAGCCGAAGATCCCGAAGCAGTACGGGCATTCGTGCTCGGTGTCAGGGTCAAGCTGTCTGTCGCCAATGCATGGGTTCATCGGATCGCATCCACGGCGCGCTCTGCCGATCCTTGGCCGTTATCTCGGTTAAAACCCCAAGTATCGACCTCGTCGTCGTCTAGACCGATCTTCATTACTCTCCCATACAGGTAGTCGAAATAGACTGTTTGCTTGAGGATTTCCCGAGCCTGCTCGACCGTCATGTCGATTCGTCCGCGGCCATCAAGAACGCCCATGCCTTGCTGGCGGGATGCGTTGAACAGTGCTGCCAGAACTTCAGCCTTATCCAGCCCTTTAATGTTCATGATTATTCCTCTGTTGATGTCCTAAAGGTTTATTTATCGCTGCGGCGCCGGCCCTTGTTGTCGCGCTTCAGTTGCGCGGAATCGAGCTCATCGGCGCTGAAGTACCAGACCAGCATGCCGGTACCAACAATGGCGAGGATGATGATCAGCGCCAGCAGTGACAGCGGAAGTAAATGGGCGAGCATGGCGGCTACTCCTTGGCTCAAATTGACCTGGCGGCCTGCTCGTTCAGCAGATTGGCTTCGGCCTCGCTGGGCTTGCGCGGCTTGCCGAGCAGCTTTGGCAATAACACGCGCTGAGTGAAGCTCTGGCCGATGGCAATTTCGTACAGGCTGCCAAGTGCGTGCAGGAAAACGATTTTGCTGATGTGAAACCTCATGCGGTGACTCCTTGGGTGAGTTGCTTCCTTCACTTGCAGGTTCTCTTGAGATCCTGCGATGGAGTGAAATATACGTACCGGATACGAACACCGTCAACACCTTTTTTATCTGTTGTGAGTTTTATTTCGGAACGCTATCATGGCGACATTCCCAATAAGGAGCTACACATGAAAGGTAAGCAAGTAGTTGAGTTTTTCGGCGGCGTTCGGGCAGCAGCTCGCGCCCTGGGCCTTGGCGCATCGACGGTGTGCCAGTGGAAGGATGAGGTGCCTGTCTCGCGCCATATCCACGTACAGCTTGCTATGGAAGCCGAAACCAAGCGCCGCGCAGATGAGGCGGCAAAAGAAACCAAGAAGGCCGCACGCAAAGCGCGAAAGGCCGCATAGACAACCGAGGAGCGAACCATGTACGACAACCCAAAACACCGCAAGCTGAGAGAAAGAACGCTGCGCTTTGATCCGTACCACGACGAGCGGCTATGTCAGGTCGCGGCATCGCTCGGCCTTCAGCCGGCTGTGTTGGGGCGAGAATTGGTCGAGATGGGGGTGGAGCTGATGGGCGACAAGAACGTCAACGCTCTGGCGAAGAAACTGAAATGCTCCAAGGCCGCGCTGATCCAGCAACTGGTGGCACAGGGCGCGCTTGAATTGAAAGCAATGCTCGAAGACAAAGAACGCCTAAGGGCCTAAATAGGAGATGGTGGCATGGCTAACAATGCCGTAACGGGGCGCAAGCCGCATGAAGCGGGCGAAGTCCCGGAATCACTGAAGGGAATG